GACGTTTCTGATGGTCACGAGACCGCAACGTGGGATAAACGACGTCACGAGGCGCTTCGCAGGTTGAACTTCGAGAAGAAGCTTCAGGAGCGAGCCACCGTGCGTGCTGTCGCCATCAAACGTGAATCATCGCGCGCTAAGGCGTCTGGCAATACCAAACGCTTCACGGAAGCGAAGAAAGAGTTCAATACGTTAGCTAAGCGATACAATGAATCGCTCGCTCGCGGAAAGAAAATGTCGCTCATCGCGGCCAAGGCCTCGAAAAAGCTTCAGGAGTCGCGCTCGAATAGCGCTGCATCACGGCCCGCGGAGAACAAGGCCATCGGAACGCTCCGCACCAAGTTGGCAGAATCGAATCTGTTCAACGCGAAGCTGCTCTACACCAACAAGCTTCTACAATCTGAATTGACGGCCAAGCAGAAATCGCAGGTCATCAAGCAGTTGGACGAAGCCCACACGGTGCGGGAAGCAAAGCTCGTCTACGAGAGCCTCGTCAAGACAATTGCGAGTCCCTCGAAATCTCTGCAGGAAGGCGTTGATCGTCGTCAGGTCATCGGTTCTTCGAGCAGGGTCAATAAGCCGGCGTCGACGCAGACCCTCAACGAGGGTGTCGAGACCGATCGATGGGCGCAGCTCGCTGGCATCGTCAAGTGATGGTGCTGTGTGAACAGGTAACGAATCAATCAACTTTTACAAAACGGAGAAAAACGCAGATGAAGTACTTTACGATGGACCAGCTCGCTGCTGGAATTAAAGACAGGCACGTTGGTGCAGAGCGCACGCGGCTTGTTGAGAAGTGGAGCCGCACCGGCCTGCTTCGTGGTCTCGATGGCGTCAAGCGCGAGACCATGGCTCAGCTCCTGGAGAACCAGGCGGCTCAGGTGCTCAAAGAGGCTGGCAACAGCATCTCGACCGGTGGCGGAAACGTTGCTTCGTCGGGTCAGATTCAGGGTTTCACGAATATCGCGTTCCCGATCGTTCGTCGAGTGTTCGGTGGCCTCGTTGCCAACGAGCTCGTAAGCATTCAGCCGATGAGCCTTCCTTCAGGACTGATCTTCTACCTCGATTACACCTACGGTAGCAACGTTGGTGGTCAGTCCGGGTTGCAGCTCAGCGGACCGAACGGTAGCGCTCAGTCGACGTACACCGCTGGGCAGTCCATCTACAATAACCCGACTGGCAAGGGAATTCAGTCTGGGTCTCTCGCAACCGGTGGTATGTACGATCTCGTCAACGTTGGTTACACCAAGGTTCAGGTCTCCGGATCTGTCACCGGTAGCAACGCTCAGATCGGTGCATGGAACAACACTAACGGTACGTTCGTTGCCGGCGGCATCGTCACGGCGATGTCCGGTGTGAACGGTCAGCTTTGCAACTTCGATCCGCAGTTGGACGTTGATCTGCAGTCGAACAGCGTTTACGGTGTCACCTTCGTTTACCTCAATACCTCTGACATTCAGGCAGCGATCCCGACCGGTGATCTGATGGCAATCGAGCAGGTCGCACTGTTCACCTTCTCCTCGACAGACAATTCGCAGGCATGGACGCAAACGTACCAAACCGGTACGGGTCTCCTTAACCTCCGACGCCTCAACAAGCGCGGTAACTGGACGAGTTCCAACTTCACCGCGGCGCCGCTCAACGGTTCGCAGGTTCAGCTTGTCATCAAGCTCTCCGGAGCAACGACCCCGACCTTTAATGCTGGTAAGGCATTCATCTCCATGGCTACGGCCGACGGCATCACCGTTCAGGCTGACGATGGTGCAACGCTGACGATTCCGTCCTTCGAGTCTGACTTCAGCGTCAATCCGACACCGGCGATCCCAGAGATCGACATCAAGATCGAGTCGATTGCCATCGTTGCAACAACGCGAAAGCTGCGTGCACGGTGGAGCCCCGAGCTGGCACAGGACCTCAATGCGTACCACTCGATGGACGCAGAGGTCGAGCTCACGAGCATCCTCTCTGAACAGATTGCCCTTGAGATCGATCGAGAGATTCTCAATGATCTGGTCACTCAGGCAAACGGTGCGAACATGTACTGGAGCCGCGCTCCTGGTAAGTTCGTCAACAAGCTCACCGGCGTGCCGGTCGTCCTCAACACCTCGTTGAGCATCGGTCCGCAGTTCACCGGTACGGTCCGCGAGTGGTACGAAACGTTGATCGAGACGATCATCGACGTTGCGAACACCATTCACCGCAAGACGCTACGTGGTTCGGCGAACTTCATGGTCACCGGTCCGGACGTTGCAACCATCCTCGAGTCCTCGGTGCTCTACAAGCCGAAGTTCTCGCTCGACGGCGAAGGACAGGTCGGTTCTCCGTTCACCATCGGTGCGGAAGCCATTGGTACTCTAAGCAACCGCTTCACGGTGTACAAGGATCCGTACTTTGCACGGAACAGAATCCTCGTTGGATTCAAGGGCGGAAGCTACCTCGAGACTGGGTACGTATACAGTCCGTACGTTCCATTGATTGTGACTCCGACGATCTTCGCTCCTGAAGATTTTACACCCAGGAAGGGCGTAATGACAAGGTACGGGAAAAAGATGGTTCGCACAGACTTCTACGGAACTGTTACTATATTGGATATGAATACGATTTAATTATTCGTTCAATGATTTCAACCACTTACATGGTTGGATGATTCTCGAAAGGTCCCTCTTGGGGCCTTTCGTCGTTTAACAATTTATTTTATTTGTTATCGTTATGAATACCACCATAATGTGGTGTATAGTCTTGATATGGAAGCAGGTGTTAAACAACGCGTAACTTGCGTGGTGTGTAATCGTTCATTCGATGATCGTAAGGGATTATCATATCACGTTTCGCATATGCATAATCTTTTATTCAAAGATTACGTTGTGAAGTATGAATTTAACGGCGTTGTGCCAACGTGTGCATGTGGTTGTGGCGAGGAAGTTTCTTATTTCAGCGGCAAATTCATGACGTATAGAAAAACGCATATTCCTAAATCTGTTTACAATAAATCTGAACTTACTCGTTTTAGAATTTCAAAAGCCGTTAAAGGCAAGAAACAATCAGCTGAATCAAATGAAAAACGATCGATTGCCACTAAAGCATATCATAAAGCACATCCAGAGCTTGCAAAGCTAGTTTCTGAACACATGACATCAAAGATCATGAGTCAAGAGACCCGTGATAAAATCAGCGTGACTAGAAGCAAAATGATCGCTTCAGGCGAGCTTACCATCAATTCAAAAAAGATATCAGAGACGATCGCATCGATGTACGTTGATTGTTCATTCAATTGGACGAAAGGATTTCATGATTCGACAAAGACGGGTAAACGATATGTGTACAGGTCGTCGTATGAACTCAAATACTTCAAGCTGTTAGACAACGATCAAAACGTTGCAACATATGAATCGGAATTCACTTCTATACCATATGAATTAGACGGCAAATCAAGGCACTATGTACCTGACGTACACGTAACGTACGTTGATGGATCGCAATGTCTCGTTGAAATCAAGCCACGTTCGATGCGTGACATTCCGATGAATGTTGCTAAAAGAGAGGCAGCGATACGTTATTGCGATGAGAATGGTTGGAAGTATGCCGAGTGGGAACCAAAAGAAGGGTGAACGCTACAATAACGTGGTGTATAGTCTTGATGTGGGTGCAGGTATAGACGACGTCGAACAGACATGTTTTGAATGTGGCAGGAAGTGTGTCAACAGGCGTTCGTTGGGAAACCACGTTGCTCGATCGCATAAGGATCTAGGTCACCTCAAGGGTTACGTAATCAAGCACTTGCTAGACGGAAATACACCATTGTGCAAGTGTGGTTGTAGCGAGAACGTTGAATGGCACAACGTAAGGTATAAATTCAACGATTATGTGAATGGGCACAATGATGCAGGTGGATTTACAAGAAATGGTTATAAGCAAACGCCTGAACAAATTGCACATCGTAACGATATGATCAGAAAAGCATACGCTGAACGTGGTGCAGAAATATCAGTGAAGATCAGCGAATCAGTGATGAATGCATTCATGGACGTAGAAAAGAAGCAATGTCTCATCAACGGTCATGTTCGTGGTTGGCAGAACCCTGAAAGGATCGCTAAATTTCATATGTCGCAGCTTGTGTCGTGGCAAGGCGAAGCAGGTAAAATTCGTCGTAGCACCGTCTTCACAAAGGAATTCGGCAGGAAGATCTCGCTCGCAAACATGCGTCGCAAGCTCAACCGTTCTTCGAAGAAGGAGACGGCGTTTCTTGGTTCTATCATTCGCGTCTTTCCAGATGCCGTTGGTTCAAAGTACTTCAACTTCACCGAACGTACGTGGTGTGCAGATGTGTGGCTTCCAACGCAGCGCGCGATCGTTGAGTTCGACGGCATGTTCTATCATGGCATAGGTAAGCACAGCGACTTCTCGCTTATACAGATCACGAACATCGCGAACGACATCTTGAAGAACAAACTTGCCATCGATCACAAGCTGACGTTGCTTCGCATCGCAGAGGGTACAGATGTATCACGCATCGAATCATTCGATGATTTGGTAACGTTGGCGTACCACGTTGTGATCGATGGTGTCGTTGTGAAGGAAGCAACGTTGCGTCTCGATGAGAACGCTCCGATAGTCTCGAGGGAGACGTTGCTGCGAATAAACGACAAGGAACGCGTTCGAAAGCTGTACCTACCTGCGATCGTGTCGCTGCTACGAGCACACGTTGCATATCATGGTTGGTTCTATCCTCCTACGGAAAGAATACTGAAGGACGCTCTATCGTCTATCAGCGACGTTCGAACGCTTGGATCTGACCTTACAAGTTCAATGTGGTTGAAGTCGTTCATCAAATCGTACTGGGACGTTGATGATGGACCAATGCAAACGTTCTTCAACGACAAGACGTTGTCAAGGGTTCTATCGTACAGGTTAGGTCTGAACAACAGCAAGCCTTACACGTACAGGTTGAGCGACGGAACAAGAATAACTTCCAACGAAACGTTCGATGTCAATTTTCATAATATCAGACGTGGGTTCATCGTGCAGCGCAAGGCAGTTTCATGGTTCAATCCATCGTATGCAGCGTTCATTTATAAAAAGTTCATTGGTGACGTTAGTGAACCTGTCGTCTGGGATCCATCCATTGGATTCTCTGCCAGAATGTTGGGTTTTGCTGCAACGTTCGATCGTGGAATGTACATCGGTACCGATCCATCAAAACGCATGTATGCAGACGCTGATCGTGTTAAACACGCGATACGTGAGTTGAAGCCGAACGTTGAATTTGAATTGAACAACGTTGGATCGGAGTTCTATCCCATTGAACCTGATTCATTGGACTTTGTTTTCACGTCGCCGCCATACTTTGACGTTGAGAAGTACTTTGATGAACCAGGACAGTGTTGGCGAGATCATCCAACGTTCGATGATTGGATCAATGGTTACCTCGTTCCGACGTTCGAGGCAGCGTCGATGGGTCTCAAGCGCGGCAAGCTGTGCGTATTCAATGTTTCGGCCGAACTTGTTAACACTGTCATTGATGCTGCGCAAAGCGTTGGATTTGATCATTGTTCAAACCTTGACATTGATGTTAACATTCGTCGTGATCACTTTTCTAGAAAGAACGATTCTGCACAGGTTGTTGAGAGGTTTGTTGTTCTTTGTAAGCATAGTAAAAATACCGAATTTGTTACCATTGATGATTGAACACTAACGTATCAGCGACATTGCGAGTGATGGTGTAACTTTCTCATCTTTCGTGTTACAATGGTATCTCATACAGGAGTTTTCACCATCACATGTCACATGCCGCAGAAGCGAATCCGTGTTTCCTTGATGACGTTGCCGTTCAGGATGCTTTCACAAACACCGCGTTGTCGATCGTTTCATCGCTTGGATTGGTTGCTGAACGTTCAGCAGGACCATCAGATGACCTCACGTTCGACGCATGGGTGCCGTCAAAGAACGTTGGTTTTGACCTACACGACCTGATGGGTGGCCGTCCTGGGATCTATGATCGAGGTTTCCTGAGGAACAAGCTCGTCAGGTCACGTGCGGCGAACGTCAGGTACGTGCAGTTCTTCAGCGATGAATGGCGAGCGAAGGAAGCGGTATGTAGGTCAGTTGTCACGAATGCGCTTGGTTCAACGCCGATGAAGCTCCACGCCAGAGACTGCGAGATGAATGTGGTCACGGCGCTCGAGACGAAACCGTTTCTTGATTCATCGCACGTTCAGGGTGCCACGCGTTCATCAGGCCACATGCTTCTCGTTCATCCGTTGCATGGAATTGTCGGCGCAGTCACGATCAGGACGCCAATTCAGAAAAAGTGGGGTCACGTGTGTGAGCTAGCTCGAGTTGCGTTCAAACCAGGTTTTTCCGTTCGTGGTGGTTCTAGCAAGATGGTGTCGTTCGTCAAGGACTATGCTAAACAACGTGCGTTTGATGGGATTCTATCGTATGCTGAATTGAGGTTCGGTACGGGCAGAGTCTACGATCAGTGTGGGTTTACGAACGTTGGTGAAACAACTGTCAACTACTGGTACACCGACGGCGCAGTGCGTTTCGATCGTTTCAAGTACCGTGCTCAACCTGGAAAGACGGAGAAGCAGGTCGTTGATGAAGCAGGCGTCAGGCCCGTGTGGGGTGCGGGTCACAAGATATTCCTGTTGAAGTTGTGAATTAATGCTTCAATGATTTCTTCGTTATCGTCCATACTTAAGTCTCAAGCGGGAGACATAACATGGCTACACTCGATCAACGTGGTTTTGTAGATGATGGAAGCAACAACATAACCATCAACGGTGTGACGGCGATGGCCGCTGAGGTGATGTTGCCTCTCGGCGCTGCTGGAAGCGGCGTTGTTCAAATTCCCGCTCCTGGTTTCTACATCGTTCCTGTCACCGGTTCGGCCGGTGCTGGTTTGTTCACCGGTTCGCTTCCTGCGGCTTCGGCATGGCCGGGCGGTGACATTCTCATCACTGATTCGCTTGGTCAATACCCGTACCTCATCTCCGGTTCTATGGCCGTGAACGTACCTGGTACTGGTGGAATTCAGACGGTTTCTTCTTCGCTCGGCACCAAGTTGCAGGTTCCAGCGGGCGGAACCGTTGGGTTTTGGTCTGATAGCAAGGGTTGGTTGCTCTGTGCAGTTTCCGGTAGCGTAACGCTCAAGCCGTGATTTTGCTGCCCACGGGCCGCCCACGGAATCGTTCATTTGGCGTGATCTAATATCTCAAGGTTACGCCAAAGTCTTTTAACGGGGGCGGTTTGTACACAGGCGCGTGCGAATGTACTATCTCTTTACATGATCGATCAACGATCAAACCAGGAGAGAAAATGGGAACGAAAACAGGTAGCAAAGTGGTACGATCAACGAACAGCAATTCCCGTGTCATCGTTCGGTCAGATAAGAACGGTAATGTTCGAACAGAGACGTCCCGTCGTGATCCCGGATCGCTTGAACTTGCGATTTCAACCAATCCACGAATGAACAGCACTCGTTTGTTCATTGATTGTGAGGGACGTGAGTTTGGGTATCCGACGCTTGAATTCAACGGTCGCGAGGCTCGAACGTTGTTTCTTGCTCTACGCAAGCACTTTGATGCTGTTGGATTGTCGGAGCCTGACCTTCTATACTAAGCGGATTTTGCTTGCTGATATACTTTTGACACCGTGAGTTGTAAGGTTGGTGGCAGGATATCCTGCCATTGATCGTTAAAAGGATGAACAAATGAAGCTCAATCTAAACGCTGGTGAATTGATGTTTCTGTACGATACGTTGGTGATGCACGATGAAATGACCGATGAAGCTGAAACAGTGCTAGCAAAGGTTCGAGCATGCATCGTTGACTCACTTGAGTCTGTTAAAACATACGACAGCGAGTTTCGTGATAAATTTGATGCCTTCATGAAGCGTGAGAAGAAGAAGATAGAACACCTTGATTCGATCGTTGAACGACGTTAACGTCTTGCGGTGCAAAGCGATGCTCGTGGGTGGTATAGTTACTATTGTTGGTCAGGGAACGTTCCTGATCACCATATGGGGATGAAAGGATTCGATACGGCGAAGAATTGAAGAAATGCAAGCCGAGGATGGTTATGAACCTCGACAAAAACGTGACCACGTTTGACTGCCAACGATAACGGCGTCGTCTCTGTCTCGCTCGCTAACGCGGCCTGACGGAACGGGTACTCGACAACCTAGGAACAGCAAGTCGAGCGCTGGTGGAGCGATTCACTAAAAACACCGTCGGGTGTAAAAACGAAACGTCGTGTTGTGAATCCGACGAAAAACAGGTCACATAGTCCCATCCTAGGACGATCAAACAGAAGGATTAAGCTTGTAGAATTTTTTCGAGGAAAGGTCGTAGACTCGGCTCTCGGATGCCGACATCTCCACCAATGTTTTTACATCAACAATGAAAAGGAAATGAATCGTTTATTTTGTGATTATCCAATGTTGGGTTACAACTGAATGAGCGATGTCATTATCATCAACAAATGAGTGACAGAAAGAACACGTATCGTAAGAGCAACGGTAAACGTTTAGAGGGTTATGAATTGGCAATGAAGGTTGCACAGAGCATAAACGGAATGATGCTAGCTCAAGCGTTCGTTACCGTTAGGTCTGCTGGATTTAAGCTCAACGTAGGCAGGTTGGATGGCGTTGTCAAGCAACAACAGTGTGTATCTGAGTTCACAAAGTGTGTGAACGTTGATGTTGTTGAAGGATTCGTTCGTAGGTCGTGGGTACTGTAACACGTCGCTGCGTACGCCTACATATTCTTTGGGTTCACAGTGACCCGAGAATGGAGTAGGATCATAGTATGTCGGCAAGGACTGAGCTATTAGTGGAACAGATTTCCACATTAGAAGAACAAATAAAGAACGAGCACGTTGGTTCACGTAACATCATTACGATGAAGGAACTACTTGTTGAGTTGCAGAAGCAACTCGCTAGTGCCACAGAAGCGCTCAATGAGTGCAAGAATGCGTTGTTGAAGGGGTGATGTAGAAATGTCCTCTCGACGTTTGCATGGTTGGGATGCAAAATTTGCGTGTTTTCTTGAACGTGTGATGGCGACTGCGCTCACGGGTGGCGATCCTAAACCGTTACAGGATGAACTTGTTCGAATCATGCGTGATGCACCTGCTGATAAAAAGCTAGCACTTGAAACGAATGGAAGGAAAAACAATGGGAACTCAAGTGACCCCTCAAAGGGTCGATCTGTACCAACCGATGATTGCGAACAGGGCAGGATTGCCACCGTTGGCTCTGCGAGTGGGCGTGATAAACGGTGATTCGATCAGCGAAGGCGTGCCACATGGTATCGTTAAGGCTGAGACGTATATTCTTCTTTCGGCATTACCTGATGAACTTCGCAAACGTGTTGAGCTAGCTGCACAGGTGCTCATCGCGGGCAGGTGATCATTGCGTTCATGGTCGTCGTTCGTTGCGATTACGTGTTGTTGCTACGGTGCGTTCGCTGGCACGTTCGATCACGCTATTGCAACGAGCAGCGATGGAATCGATCAGTGTACAGCACAGTCAGTTGAACCAACGATGTGCGTTGATCGAACCGTGTTCGATCGTAAACCGTCTCGACACGTTCTCGTTGTAGGCGATTCACAGGCATGCGCAGTTGGTGCAATCATGCAACGCGTCGTTGAAGGCGTTGATCGTGCAAACAATAGATTGATCGATACGTTCGATGTTGATTGTAGGCCAGGAACGACGATTGAATATTGGACGTTGAACGATCGATTTGCAACATCGCTACGTTCTCACTCTAACGTTGATGATGTCATTGTGTTCTTGGGAACGAACGATTATTATGCCGTTCAAGCGCCCAATGTTGATCAAATTCTTGACGTTGTTCGTAGTTATCACATTGGATGCGTTTGGGTTGGAAACACATCAGTTCATGGTCGCACGTGGCCCATCAATTCAATGTTACATGATATTGTGATGCCAGCATGTGTGTATGTTAGTATAGATGATGCTAGCGTGCAGTTAGCAGACGGCGTGCATCCGACAACACACGGTGCTGAGATCGTGTTAGGTCGTGCATGGCAAGCGTTAAATGATTGAAGGTGTTAACATGGACAATATTGATGTGATTGAAGAAACGTTTTCAAAGCTTGATGAACGATTTAAGGCGTTAGAAGAAAGAAAAGAAAGTTCAATCGTTGTAACGACTGACGTTGAACATGATGTTAAATCATCAAAAGATCTTGTTTGTAATATACTCAAACAACGTAAAATTGATCTAGTTCTTGATCAAATAATTGATCAAGTTCAACAATATGTTTATGAAAATTTTTCTGAAACTGCACCTAATCTTGAAGAAGAAGTTTGTAAAAGAACAAAAGAAGCATTTGTAAAATGGATCAGCGTTATTGATGTTAACGCTGACACAAATTATGTTGATATTGATGGTGTTCTTGTGAAAAAGAGTCTTATTGATATGGCTACGAACAAAACTGCGCGCGTCGGTGAAGTACGGACGGACAGCCAGTCGCAAGTGCTTCGGGACGCCGCGAATGAAATCGAACGCATCGCAAACGAGGCGAAGCCCGTTCAATTCGATCTCGTTCGGCGCGAAGGGCGCGGACATTTGGGTGTCGTCCGGCGTTAGCGACGTTTGTTCGGTCGTGTGACAACGCGTTGTCACACAATTATCCCAAGTTCAGCATATAATATCATTATTGAACACATCGATGAGATTGACGAGCTAAAGATCATCAATAAGTAACGTTCAGTATACGTATCGTTGTGGCACAGAGGCGATTGAATCGTTTGAGATCGTTCGTTGGATCTGACTTGTGTATCCATGAGGATGCGTTTGGAACTCCTCCACAGGCACGCGGTGGGATGATGTGTGTGGCTGGAGCAGAGGATGAGCTTGATCCGGGTGAAGAGCTTCTAACTGATGATGAAGCAAACAGCGATGAAAACATCGATACCACGATGAAGGGTCCTGTTTATCCTGAAGGGAGATCGTTGAGGATTTCCATCGGTTCTTTACGTCTTCTTATAGGTGAGTGCATCAACGGTAACGAGTGAGTTGCGGTCATATGTACGTTGCGTGGGGTATATTTGTTAGGGATCCTGCGTGACAGCATATGCTTTAACAGACATCGTTTCAGTCGGTAACGTCGTTCAGGTTACCGGAAGCGTCGCCATTGATAACGTTCAGCTCTCTGCGAGCTTCAACGTCAACGTTGGGACGTCAATGGGTCAGGGTCCTGGTAATCCCAGCGCGCCATGGTTCATTTCAACGACTGGTTCGATTCCTGTGACGTCTTCACCTGTTTCAGCATCAGGAACAACGTTGACTGTCGTTACTGCAAGCTTTGCAAACGTTGTTTTGCTTCAATCGAATACCGCGCGTTTGGGTATAATATTCACATGTGATGATTTTTCATCCGGTAGTGTATACGTGAAGTTTGGCGCTGGTGCAGCAACGAATAGCTACAGCGTTAAGCTTCGACCTGGTGGCTACTACGAGATGCCTTTTACTTATCCAGGTGAGATTGACGGCACGTGGGACACAAACGTAGGTACGTTATTCATCACTGAATTTCACAAATAAATGCCTCTCTTTAACGACAAAGCGGATTTATCGACGTCGGCACCTGTCGTTGTGACGGGTAGCGTTAGCATAGTTGGAACTTCGATAACAAATCCGTTGTGGATCACAGGTTCAATCGGCGGTAGCACGACGACGAGTGGAAGCGCGGATGTCACCGTTCTGAATCAGGTCAATGTATCTGTTAGCAGTTCATTGCCGGTCACGGTTGCCAACTTTCCTGTGCTTCAAGGAATTTCTGGTTCTATCGTTGTGACGAATTGGCCATCGATTGTCGGCGTTAGTGGATCTGTAAGTTCAACGCCAGTCGGTGGAACATCGGTGTTTACCACAGGTCCTCAAAACGTTTCTGGTACAGTTACATCGATGATCGGTAACTGGCCAGCGTTTGTTGGCGTAAGTGGATCGATCAATGTAAACAATTTTCCCGCAAATCAACCTACGACGATAACGAATTGGCCGGCTACGATTGGCGTTAGTGGAACGTTGTCGACTGCTTCAGGCGGTCAGAACATCTATACAAGCGGTGCTCAGTTCATATCTGGTACGGTCGGTATTTCTGGTTCGATCATTGTTACAGCACCTCAATCAGCGCCAATATGGGTGACAGGTTCGTTTGCGACGAACGTTGGAGTTCAACAGGTTACCGGTTCTGTTCAGGTGACTAATTTTACATCACCACGTTCAACGTCTCACACAACGCAAAATTTGACTGCCAGCCTCGTTAGTCAGGTTGCCCTTGCTTCGAATGCAAATAGGTTTGGTGTCAGCGTTTTTAACACGTTCACAAGCAAGGGAAATGCGTATATTTCATTGGGCCCAATTGCTTCGACAGGATCATTCATCATACAGATGCTTCCTGGTACTTATTATTCGATGGATACGTTGTCGACTGAAGAAATTAGTTACGTGTTTGATGCAATTCCCGGCAATTTAATGGTCACGGAGCAATAACTAAATGCCAGTAACATATCCACCTTCTTCAATTAACATAAACACAATCATTCAAGGTGCTGATCCGAATGCAGAATTCGTTCTTGTTGCCAACACAGGTAGCTTGGGCAATGCGAGGCAATTAGCTGCGGGTCCAGGTGTAACGATCAATGATTATGGTGCCGGCAGCATTCTTGCAATTTCTAGTAGCGCTTTATCGAACACAACGGCGTCATATATCGTTGCAACTGCATCGTCAGGGTTACCGAACTCTCAGTTACATGAATTGCTTCAACAGGTCATTCATCTATCTGATGACGATGGTCCTCGTGGTATTCAATGGCCGAACAACCTCGTGAAGGATACCGATAGTTCATCGCCATTTCCATCGGGAACCGTATGGTGGACTGATTCAACGAGGACAAAGAGGATAGTTGATTCAATCGTGACTAGAAATTCTAATAAACTTCCAACTGTGATAAAATGGCGGGCATATGCATCAGATGGTGTGTCTGTGGTCGAGTCGTACACAGACACCGTTACATATAGTGGCGTATTCGAAACGTCGCGTACTCGGTCACAACCATGAGCGGATCACCAGCAGCGATACTTTTTGATGTTAACGGCAATCCAATGGGTGTCTCGAGCAGCGTGTTGCTGCCCGCTGGTAACATAGGATTGGTGACTGCTGGCGTTGATTCAATCGGTTACGTTCGATTCCTTCAAATTTCTTCTGGTAGCTTGGTCATCACTGGATCAGTTACTAGCCAAGTTGCATTTCCAACAACACAGAACGTATCGGGAACCGTTGGTGCAACTATAACCAATTGGCCTTCATTGATTGGTGTTTCAGGTTCTGTGTCTGTGATTGGTCAACCTGGTCTGAACGTTTTTACGTCTGGTTTACAAGGCGTGTCAGGAACCGTGAATGTTTACACTTCAGGTCCACAGGGAATAAGTGGATCTATTGCGGTTGTCAGTGTTCCAGGAACGAATGTCTTTACTAGTGGTCTTCAAGGTGTTTCAGGTACCGTCTCGACGCTTTCAGTTGGTGGTACCAATGTTTATACGTCTGGATTACAAGGCATTTCTGGGTCAGTCGCTCTTACCAATTGGCCGGTGACGTTAGGCGTTAGTGGAACAATAAATTCAATGCCAGTTGGTGGCACGTCTGTTTTTACGTCTGGTCCTCAGAATGTTTCTGGAACTGTTGCTATTTCAGGTCAACCGGGACTGAACGTATACACCAGCGGCGTTCAAGCAGTTTCTGGCACCGTGACATCGATGATCGGCAACTGGCCTGCAATTATCGGCGTTAGCGGAACTCTTTCGCCTGCGACAGGTGGTCAGAATGTTTACACTTCAGGCGCTCAACTTGTTAGCGGTTCAATTGCTATCACAAATTGGCCGGCAATCATCGGTGTCAGTGGTTCTTTAACATCAACACCGGGATCTTCATATACTTCTGGACCTCAGAATGTGACGGGTTCTGTTAATGCATACACTTCAGGACCACAAGCAGTTTCTGGTACAGTTACATCGATGATCGGTAACTGGCCAGCAATTATCGGCGTTAGCGGGACGT